TCACCCAGCCGGGGCGGATGGGCCAGCCGTTGTAGGCGTACTTGGTCATGCCGCGCGTCGCGTGAACCGGGAAACCGCGACGGATGAAGGCGTTCTTGACCTTCTTGCGCGGATAGATGTCGGCGTCCTTGCCGACGGAGCAGTATGCACTGCCGACCACGCCCTCGGCCGCCAGCGGCTTGCCGAGCCATGCATTGAGAACGGTCGGCGTCACGTTGCGCCGGCTGCCGTGGTGCGGGATCTGCACGATATTCGGGCGCTGATACAGCCCGCTGTTGACAGCGTAGACGTAGGCTTCCGCGAGACCCTCGGGGCCGACGTCGGCGGTGAGCAGCGCGCGCTTGTCGTCGAACACTCCCCACTGGACGACGCTGGTCTCATTCGACGCGGACGTGGCCGGAGGATCATCGTCCAGCGTCTCGACACCCCAGTGCTCGGCCACTGCATCAATGACGGACTTGGCGCCTTCGAAGATGCTCGGGATGATGCCCTTCTTCTCGGCGTAGGTCTGCGGGGTCTTCTCCAGGTCGGGCAGCAGCCGTACATAGCGTGCCCTCGACGGTGCCAGGACGGTGAAGTGCAGGCCGATCTTATCGCCCTGGAATACTGAGCGGATCGGGATTCCCCGACTGTTGGCAATGTCCTCGAGCTCCACGAGGTACGGGTGCTTCTCGCGGATGTGGTCGATGAGACCCTGGAGCGTCCAGTTGCCGTGGAAGTTGTGGATGATCTCACCGGCATAGAGCCACGGCCGGTTCATCCAGAGGTTCTTCACATCCATGGCCTTCAGGATGCCGACGAGCCCGCAGGCATGGTCATTGTCGGCATGCGACAGGACCATGTGATTGATGAAGACATTGCCGTAGTGCGTCCGGAGGTGCTTGATCACCGTCGCGGCCGTGTCCGTGAAGCCGCCGTCTACGACGTGGACCCAGAAGCTGGCATCGTCGCCATAGCGCAAGCAGATTGCGTCACCGTTGCTGTCGCCAACGGGCAGGAAGTCGATCTCGTAGTGCATTAAGCCCTCAATAGCAGCGCGGCCGTCCCAGTATGAGGACGGGGCGCAAGTCCCCGGCGCCGCCGTGCCCCTCGGCGCCATCTGGGCGGCTATATGGTCAATGGTCGCAGGCGGTTCAATAGTCCGCGAGGTGAGTAATTCTGGGGAAAAAAGAGGAGGCGACACTTGCCGCCTCCTTGCGAATCAGCATCGCCACCACGGCCGTCGCTTGTCATGCACTGGCGCATGGAAGGGATCGGCTGCGCGGGCGAACCGCTCCACCTGCGCCAGATACTCGTTCGCGCAATGGAGGTCGTGGAACGTGAGCTCGTTTATCGTGACGTGGCTCTTGGTCGTATCCACTGGCCGCCGGCACTCGGGTGCGTTGCACTGGATGAGCTTCGGCATCGAAGCCCTCCTTTCTCCCGATGCTCGCTCGAGCTCGGGGTGCTGCGCGCCAAACTCCGTGGCCACACGGGGGACTTTCGTCCACGCAGCACTCCGCTCTCGAGGCGGGACCACCCATTCACGACGCCAGAAGGCTTTCGCCGTATGCCGAGGGCGCTGATGAAAACACGCGATCCGCAGCTGTTCTTGAGTGCGAATACTAAGGCTCGTTGACGCTGCCCGGCCAAAGAACACTGACGCTGTGAAGGGGTGGTCCCGCGATGTGAAAGAGCTTAGGAAAGCGATGCAATCGGGTCGGTCGTTATGAGGCGTAGCACGATGTCGAGGACCGACTTCGCTGCGAGCAACCAGCCGACGCCCGGATAGGCCGTCGAGAAGATCACAACAACAGCGATGATGGCCTGCACGAGCGCGACCTGGAACGTCCTTGAGGAAACGAGGGCCTTGCCTTGATCCATAGATGCATTGTTATTCCCGGCTCAGTACGGGCAGCGGACTAAGCTCCCGGAGCGCTAAAGTGCGCGTGAGTGGGCCAAAATAGGATGTCGGCGTGATTCCGTTTGCTGATTGATACTTCGCGACTGCCACGGCCGTGAATGCGCCGAAGAAGGCTGTAGGTTCTGCGCCAAAATAGCCCTTCCTGCGCAGTAGCCGCTGCAGAACGAAGACATCGTAACCAGAGCGGCCGACCGTAAGATCGCGGTAGAAGGTTGGGCGCAGAGGGTCAACGCATCCGTTGAAGCCGTTATACGGCTCGATGATGCGGTAGTAGTTGCCCTGGGGATCGCGATAGGGGCTGGATGTCTGGCCACCTAGATATTCATAGCGCCAGTCAGTTGAGGGCACCGGCATGACGGGGCGCTTCTGGTAGTGGCGATGCGCGCCGGCCTTGTTGCCTGCTTTTTGCATCGCTAGCGTTATTTCGATGTTGCCCGAGTAGACCTTGCCGTGGTTGGCCTCGGTGAAGAAGAGATCCCCCTTATGGACTGGGGTGCCCGGCTGGACGAGCGGATCGCAATGGCCCGTGAGCCATTCGAAGCATTCCAGGCCGTCGTCGACGAGCTGAAATACGCCTGTGAAGCCCTCGGGTCCTGCATTGGCAGGCGTGACGACCTTGTAGGCAGGTCCGTCGTAGATGGCATGACCCGGCGTGCCGAAGCCGCAGCTCTCGTCGATCCCCGGATGGCCCGCAATTCCCGTTTGCTTGTAGGAGGGGTTGAGGTTCTGTCCGAAGCCCTGGCCCTGTACGCAGGTCATATCATTTGGAGTCGAGGTGCTCGACGACGCGCTCCATGAGTTTGGTGTTGCTGGCAAAGGCGTCAGCATTACCCTTCAGAGCGATGGTGTTCTGTGCGAGCTGGTCGGTCAGATTGCGGCGCACGTCGGCTTCGACAGCGCGAAGAGCCTGCTCGCGCTCGTTCATAGCGGCTTCGTGCTTGTCAGCGCGGTCGTCCAATGACGTGATGAATTGATCTTGTAAAGATTGCTGCGTCTGGGAGTGCCGAAGGGATATATAGGCCAGGGCGATTACGGAAATGACGCCGATCGAGAGATTGGGGAGGACCTGAAGCCAGTCCGTGGGCATGACCGAATTATATACCCGGAAGGAGAGGTAGCAGCGGGTACTGTGGATACGTCAGGAGTAGTTATCGGGGATGCCTAGACCACCGTTGCCGATGTCACTGATGCGACGGCCCTGCTGTGCCTGGATGTCGAGGATACCGCTTTTGTTGAGTTCGATGGTCAGTTCGACCGAGCCAAGGCTATAACGCACCTCAGTGATGAGCATGTTGTCCTTGAATATATCCGATAGGGTCGAGCTGAAACCAACGAAGCGGCAAGTGTGACCAGGCTGTATGTCCTCGATGTCGGTGCCGGTTGCCTGGGAAATGGTGAGCGATTCGACAGTGACGATGTAGACCGCAAAGGTTAGGTCGGCAGAGCCGTTCGGGGTCCACGTTGCGGCTGTGAAGGTTGAAAGATTGCCGGGATGGGTGAGGCTGCCGTCTACGCCGTACCAGACGTAATTAGATATGTCGCCGCCCGTGTATTCGAGGACTATGGCGTACCGCGTGGCGGCTGACATTGCGTACTGATTGACCCCAGTGAAGCGGAAGAGGGTCTGGGCGAAGTCAGCTGGGTCGCCGGCCGTCGTCGGAAGCGTTGAGACGTCGACCGGCTCGGAGACGGCCAGAGGGGAGCCGGTAGGCGTCGAGGTCGAACCGAACGAGCCTGTAATCGCGTATAGCTTGGCGTAGATGTTGCCTGTTGGAGAGCCGGTGCGAGCCAATCGAAAGCGAGCTTGCGCGAGAGTGCCTCCATTGGACTCGAATGTCTGTGCTGCTGCCTGGTCGCCGCTCGTCGTCAGAGTGTTGCCGGCGTCGCAGGCGCTATCGCTATCATCGACCGTGTATACTGGCCGATCTACAGTGATTTCGTTTGCACCGTCCGAACTGGCATTGTCCACGATGGTGGCGATGACCTTCATGGAGGGGTCTTTATTCTCAGCGAGGAACTTCGCTCCGACGGCATCCGCGGCGTCGGTGTCGGCGATGCCGAAGTCGTTTATGCGCTCGGCTCTGCGCCCATATAGAGCAATGGAGGCGGAGTCCTCGTAGTTGGCATAGATAGCATCCCCGTTCCATACGAGGACGACGTTCCGGAGCTTTTCTAGGGAGCGCTCTACGCGCAGCTTCGAGACATGCTTGCCGAATACAAACTCGTGCGTGGGGGCCGAGGGAATTGACTTGAAGCGGAAGCGTCCGGTCTCGTCTATGGACCAGTAGACGTTCGCAGGAGCGAGGCTCTTCAGTATGTCGAGAGCTTCACGATAAGTCTTCTGGACGAACTTGTACGTCGCGGTTGCACCAAGGTCCGGTGCGTCCTCGGCTAGGAAGTACAGCTTATTCGCATTCACTCCCGCTTGGTCGTTGAAGTAGAGGATGACGCTGCGGGCCATCTGGGCAATGTCGCCCGGTGCGAGATCGCCGGAGGAGTTGGACAGATTGGCTTCGACGCCCGTACCATCAGCAGAGTAAAGCGTGGTGACGTCGCTCTCTCTCAATATGTCCAGGGATAGCAGTGTGTAGTGCCCAAGAATGTGGACGGTGACGCGCTCGTCGTTCTGCGACAGCTCGCGCTCAATGAGTGAGATGTAGCCGCGATAGAGAAGGCGTGCTCCAAAGTCGGAGGTAGGGTCTGCTAGGGTATCAGCATCGCCCAGGAGCAGGTCGATTTGATTGCCTTCACGAAGGTCTGCGCCGTCGTAATCGAAGGGTACGGCATAGCGTATTACGCACTCGCCACAGCCGCCGTTGAGGACCTTCGCGTAGCCATCGAATTGGATATTGGACCACGCCTTGATGAAGCGGTCTGACGAATCGGATACGCGCGCGATGACGTGTTTCTTGGACGTCATACCTCAGAGATAGGTCTTCGTGTATTCAACGGTGAGGTTGAAATCGGTCTCCTTCGGTGCGCCGCCGAAGAGGATGCGGAAGGCCATGCTGCCGATTTCGTCAGACCATGTACCGCCGCTGTCGATGGAGGTCTTTATGCCGCCGCGAGGATACGAGATGTCGGAGCTGCCATTCCAGTCGAAGTAGTTGGGCGGATCATCGAGCGATATGGTCATGCCAAGCCAGTAGCGCGTGTTGGCTTGGAGGGTAGCGGTAGGAAGAGACGCGGTTACGTAGGCGTACGTTGGGTAGGTGGGCACAGCAGAGCCGTCGAACGAATCGGACGTTAGGGCCGCGCCTGAATCGGGTTCCCCCTCGTCGTCAGGCCAGATATAGGCGAATGGCGTGCTTGCCGGCGGCGACCCTTCATGAGTAAGGCCAAGTTTGACCGCGCCGTAGGTGTCGTCAGTGTATGGAACAGTAAAGCTCATCGCACAGAACTTGCTGTCGTTGAGGAAGCGAACGTAGTAGCCGGGAGCACCGTTCGCGGGCACGCTGTCCTCCGAAGAACGCTGGCTGACGATGCCGCCGGTCGTGATACGGAAATTGTTGGTTCCGATCTGGAAATTCGGGAACATGCCATAGAAGGAGCCTTCAACGGGGTCGCCGCCGTTGAGTACGTTGTCCAGGACGCGCTTGTTCAGACAGTCGATAATCAGAGTGGCGCCGTTCCAGTCACCATTGCGCGTAATGACGATGCGTTCGCCTGTGTCGGTATTCATGAACTCAATTCCGAGCATATCTGCGTCGGCTGTCGTGAACTCAAGCGTAATGATCGGAGCCGCTGCTTTGCTGCCCTCAATGTCGAACGAGCCTTCGTGGACGTAATTGCCGTCGCCGTCGTCTGCGGTGGTGATGCTGTCAGCGCTGATGGGAGTTGTGACTTCGGTGTCGTAACCAACGCCTCCTGAAACGACGAACTCAGCAGTCCAGGGCACGCCGTTTGTGTGATAGTGGTCGCGGTCGAACTCGTGCTTGGTACAGGTGGCGATATAGCGACGTGTGCCGCTGCCGAAGCTGACATCGAGTGCTTTCTCGGGACGAGAAAAAAGCTCCTTAAATTCATCTATTGCGTCGTCGAGGTCGGCCTGGCTGCTTCCGCGGAGCATGCCTCGGAGCGTAATGAGTTTCTTGCCGTAGCGCTCGGATATGAATGCCTCGCCGTCTTCCCGCCCGAGCGACATAGATACGAGCACTCGTTCGGCTACGGACTCATGCTTGATGTACTGAGGGATGTGGTCGGCATCCAGAATTTCAGTGTCATCGAATTTGATGCTCGCCATAGGTTAAGTGTATCAGAGACCACCGAGGCCCTTGAGGGTCGATTGGCGGTCGAGCTCTTGCATGGTCTTCATGATGATGTCCCGGATGCCCTGGTCACCGGCCACGGCGTCATTAAAGTTGAAATTCAGCTGGACGGTCTGTGCGAAGCTGCGGGTCTGCTCGACTGTCCGCTTGGCGATGTCAAGGAAGCTGCGCTCGAGATCTGTTGCCTCGGCATAGCGACGCGCGGTGTCGAGAACGGTGCTCTGGTCACCTTGAAAGTTCGGCCGAAGGCGATCGAGAGCAGATTGCTGCTTTGTGATCTCGAGCTGAAGCTCCTTCATGCGCTCCGGGTCGTCTTCCGTACTGGCCTGCTTGCGTAAACCGAAGAGGCGCTGCTCGGCGTCGGCATAGGACTTCGCGAGGTCCTCTCGGTCACCCCTTAGAGCCCGCTGGAAGTCCTCCACGGCGCTCTTCGCGGTCATAATGGACTGAGCGGCCTCCTTGCCCTTCTTGGCCGCTTCTGCGGCCTCCTTGGCGGTCTTTTGATAGGCGTCCGGTGCCGTCTTCCCGAGCGTCAGGGCAGAAGTGGTCATGTCGCCCCAAGTCTTAAGGACTTTGCCGTTCTGTTCGACGAGCTGGTCGTAGAACTGCCTGGAAGTTGAGACGCCATCGAGCACGGCGTTATTGAAATCGTCGAAGCCTTTGGTGTTTTCCTTCACCTCCTTGCCCATCATCTTCATGGCAAGTCCGGCTCCTCCGACTGAGGCCGAGTATTGCGTGACCTTTGAGCCGAAGAGAACGAAAGCGGCCGCAGCGGAATGGATCATGACGGCTGCAGCTGCAGCTGTTTGCGTGATGGTGGAGAAAGTGACGAACGTCGCGCGGCCGACATCGACTGAGTCACCCATGCCTGCCGTCACCTGCTCGAACGAATGGAAGAGGTTGTTTACGGCCGGTACAAGACCCGAGCCGATGCCTTGCTCGAGCTCCTGGATGTTCTTCTCCATTTTCTCGTATGAGCTTGCAGCCGCATACGCGCTCTCGGCCGATCCGCCGAACTCCTTGTTGAGCTCCTTCAGAATGAGACGCTGCGCCTCGAGGGTGTTGCCGCTCTTTACGAGCTTGGCAATGAGCTCCTCTTGTGAGCTGCTGAAGGACACTCCGACGCGCTGGAGTGCCGATATACCGGTCAGGGGATCGTTGAGCGCCTTGCCGAGCTGGACGGCACTAGACTTGAGGTCTTGACCCATCGCTTGGCTCAGGTCGAGCACGGCCCTGGTGGTGTCCTCGAAGATGCTGCTCTTTATGTTGGTGAAGGTGAGCAACAGGTTCTGAGCCGAGAGGACCTGATCGTCCGTAAAGAGGGTGGCTTTCGAAAGCGATGTTGATAGATCGACGAGTTGCTTGGCGGTCAGACCTGCCGCTGAGCCGGTGGACTTCAGCACAGCATTCATCTGTGCCAGGGCCTGGGCCTGCTGTTGATACTCGCGCTGTGATGCGCTGATAACGCCCGATACCAGGGACAAGCCTCTGCGGAAGACGTCAGTAGCCAGGTTGCCTACGACGAAGCCTTTGGCGAGGTCCCCAATAGAAAGGCGGACCTTGTTGATGGACTGTGTGGCCTCATCCTTCGCTCGGAGCGTGATCTGCAGGGTCTGGTCGCTACCTCCGCCGAAGAAGGCCATATATGCCTATTGTAGCGCGCTCTGTGCGGCCTTGGCCTTCTTGGTGTCGATAACGAGCTGCTCGATCGCAAGCTCATTCACCCAGTGGGGATTCGCCATGAAATCGTGATAGGTCCAGCCGTTGCGCCGGCAGACTTCCAACACGATGAGTTCGTCCCTGAGCAGGCCATCACTGGCGTATCTTAGGAGGAGGTCTCTGATTTTTTTTTATCAGTCTCGCCGCTGAAGATTGGCGTGAGGTGTTTGACGATCTCCTGGTACTCACTGAGCGGCAGTGCAAGGATCTGATCGGCAATGTTGGTGGTCTCGCCGTTGACCGAAACGACGACGATTTCGAAGCCTTTGCGCTCAGCCTCGAGGGCGACGTCCTTCTCTTCTTTGAGACCGCGATCGTAGATGTTTCGTATGGCCCAATTCTCGGCGCCAGTAATGAAGTCGCGGACCACGAGCTTGGTCTTCCCAGACGAAGTCTCGAACGGATGTTCAGAGCGGGCGATCATGCGTAGCTTGAAGTGTCGTTGACGACAACAACCTGCACCTCCTTGTCGGTGGCTTCGAATTCGACCGTGAATTCCTGCTGCAGGACAGTGATGCCGTCGAGTTGGTAGACGAGCGGCTCTTTGTTGAGGACGAGCCTACCGAGCTTGATAGTGATGCTCTCCGGGGTGGAGCCGCCACCGGTTACGGCGCCCGTGAAGGTGATGATCGCGGCGTTCTTGGTGTTCGCCTTGTACTTATCGAGCTCCGTGGTGTCGGAGAAGTGCAGAGCGTAAGAGCCTGAGGCTTCGAAGCGGCCGGCTACCCAAGCCACCGGCTGATTGCTACCAGATAGGAATGCTTCATCCTGCAGGACGTTGTTCTTGATGTTGAGCTGGAAAGACTTGAGCGGCGTCGCGTTCTGGCTGGCTGCGTTGGAGAGCGAGGTACCAAATTTAACGGCCATCTGGTGATATGCATACTCATTCTCCTGCGAGAAGGACTCGGTGACGCTGCCGGTGTCCGGATAACCTCCGAGAATCGAGGCCATCAGCCGTGCCCAGCTGTCCGATGCCTCGAGAGTGAGTTCGTTGACGACGCAGTTCGCGAAGCGCTCGGTTACGATGCTGCCGTCTTCCTTGAGGATAGTCGCGGTCTTCATCGACGCATTCGCGTTCTGAACGGAAAAGGTGTGCGAATAGGTTCCGTCGGTCGGGCCTGTCGTCGCCTTCGAACCGAGCGCGAGGTAGAAGAAGATCGGAGCGATGTCGCCGTTCGGTACGACGGCAATGCTGCCCTGGGAAAACTTGCGCCGGATCATGCTATCCGAGCTCATGTTCCTGACGCCGCGCTGAGAGGTCAGCGGAGCCTTCTCAGAAACGCCCTGGAGGGAGAGCTCTGCCCATTTCGGAAAGTGGGTTGCCGCGACTGCGGTGCCGGGCGTGCTTTCGATTCCGATGCCGATGTTGGTCTGCGTACCTGATGTTCGCGCCATATAAAATTAGTGTTCGCGCTCCTTGATAATGTGCGGGCATGCGAGAATAGCTTCCTGCGCTTCTTTTTCTTTCGGAAGCTCTTTCGCCTGTCCCGGATAGATCGTGAAATTGAACTTCGGGAAGTGGATTGCGCTGTGATGGGTGGTGATGACGGTGATGCCTTTCGCCATAGGGTCATTCTACCGCACCTGTACGAATGTACAGACGAAATCCACAGACGCCTCGATGTACCATTCTCCGGCCGGCCGATCGCGCAGCGTGGTGCCGTAGTCCACGCGCGTAACGCTGTCGAGGTCAGTGCGCAGCTGATGGACGTCGTCTACGAGAAGATTGGTCCTGAGAATGTCAAGGATAGAGCCATCTTTTAGGGTGTAGTCTTCATTGCGCCCTTCCATGATGTCGTACAGCGTAGCGACGCCGTTGGTGACAGCCGGGATGCTTTCCTCCGTGCTGAGGTCCTTCCGGACGTCGACTATGACGGTGATGGTTATCCCCATCTGGTGTCCGTCCTCGGCATTGCTGAGGGGCCCGACCTGGGTCTGACGCTTCGAGATGAGAAGGGCCGGAAGACTGCTGTTTGGAATGCGGACTGGTTCACCCTGATAGAAAGCTTTGAAGTCACCGCAGTTCGCCTTGATGAGGTCGATGTACTTCTGCAGGATCGGGTCGGAGTAGGGTTTGCTCATAGCATGCTAGCGCGGATGTACTCCTGAAAATATCGGACGACCTGCTCCTTCTGGTTCTCTCCGATCTTCATCATGACGCGCCGCGGGAGCCGGGAGCGCGGTTTGTTCGACTGATGGAAGGGGAAGTACGGAGCTGTGTTGCGGACCACTGCCTGTTCGGATGTGACGATCGTGACGAATGAATCGCGCATCTTGCCCGAACCCACTAGAGGCTCGAGCGGCAAACCTCTTCGGGCCTTCTGCGCTACGGTGTAGGGCGAAAGGCGTTTCCACTTCTCCCCAATCGCCGCGCCTTGGGTTTCGAACACGTCCTTGGAGAAGGTCTCCTTCAGATATTGCGCGGACTGCGTGAAGGGCTGGGTGTAGTCCCTCAAAGCAGACCCCATACCGATGAGAACTCGGGAGACCTGCTTCTCCCCCTCGATGCTCCATTCCAGTTGGAAGCCCATACATAGCTAGAAGCGGTCGGCCATCGAGTGCTTGGCTTTGTCGGTGCCCTCGTCGTTCGGATAGCCGCTGAGCACGTCGACCTTTTCGTTGCGCTCGAGCTCTGTCTTATCGGAGCCGATGAGGCGCTGTCGGCCGTCCGCGATCTGCTTCAAAAGCGCTCGAGCTTCGGCGAGCCACTTCACGCCTTCGCCTTCCTTGCCGAATTCTTCGTAGTCGATGTAGCCGGCAGCAAGGAGGATGCAGATGCGTCGGATGAGGCCCGGAATTTCAGAGAGGGGCAGGACGTAAGGCCCGATGAGGACGCTGTCGATCTCATTCTCGGCCTGCTTGCGCTTGTCCTCCGTGTAAGACTGCGAATAGCGTGAGTTGCCCGCAAGCCCGGCATGCTTCGCGATGGCGTACAGATCCGCATACCTTGCGCTCTCGTCCGCGAGCACAGCCACAGCGTCGTCGATGTCGGTCTCTTCGCTCGTTTCGGAATTGAAGTATGTCGACTTGAAGTAGGTGTACGTGCTGCCGGTGTATTCGAACAGGGTACCCATCGGGTCGTCGACCTGGATGGGCTTCGGTGATCCGTCGCCAGTGAGTTCGGTAAATTCACCGTCCGCCGACGTGGCGCCATAGAACTTGCGCTTGTTGAAACTGAATTTTACTACCGGCTCGCCCTTCTTGTGGTTGAACTTCAGCGTGGCGACCTCGACGCCGGTATCTCCGTCGGTGTCAGAGACTTGCTGCATCTCGCAGAGTTCGTTGCCCTGGTATCCGATGACGATGAAGTCGTCCTCCCCCAAGCCGTCATTGTTCTCGAGGACTAGGTCGACGTCACTGCCGGCATCGGCGTTCGCAGCCAGGACGCCCATTTCTGTCTTGATGAATTCTTCGGTCGGTGCCGATAGAGCTTTCATACGATGGTGGTACTCGAGCCGGTGCTAAGCGTTGCCACTCGGCCTTGCCTAGATTGTAGCACGGTGAAGCCGCGTGCCGACGTTAGGGGACTGGGACGCGATCCGGTTGTGAAGAGCGGTGACGGCGTTGGCGTGTTCAGCAGTACTGTCGCCGGCTTGCCGGAACGAATGGTGATGGTCGGCGGCGGCGTAATCGCAAGGCCCGGCACAGATCCGTAAGGAAGGGAGCCGTAAGCACCAGCGCCGTAGAGCATATCACTTCATTATAGCGGTGCTGGTCGGGGCGACGAAGGCGTCGGCAGACTTGTCGTATCTGAAGCCCCGGCCGGCGTATCGCTTCCGCTTGTGACCATCAAGATATGTCTGTTTCCAGCTCGCGGGGTCTCCTACTTTGCCGCTGTCGATGAACGCCTGGTCGGCAACGATGACACGCTGGACGGTGCCGCTTGCGTCGATCTGAGCGAAGTACGTGGGTGCGATGTCGGGCCGCTCTTTCTGAAATCCGTGCATCGCAGCTGCGCCTACAGCGATGGCAACGGCTGCGCCTGCGAGCGCGGTCTTAGCGCGACGTCGAGCGACGAGCGAAGCCGGAAGCACGAAAAGCACGCCGAACCACAGTCCCTCGTAGTTGTAGGACTTGGGCGTTCCATAGGAGACGACGACAATTCCGCTTCCTCCATTGCCGCCGGCCTGATTGCTCGTGCGACCGCCTCCGCCTCCGCCTCCTCCGGTGTTCGCAGTCCCGTTGCCCCCAGTAGTGCCGCTATCGCCGCCCGTGCCTGCGTTCGAACATCCGGCAGCGCCTCCGGTAGAGCTTGGGCCGCTTGCCCCGCCACCGCCACCGCATGAATAGGTGACAGACGAGGCCGTGATTGAGTTAGCAGTTCCGCTTCCACCGATGCCGCCGTTCGAACCTGAGCCGTCGCCTCCGGTAGAGCTGGAGCCGCCACCAGCACCGCCACCGTTGGTCGCGCCTGAACCGCCATTGTTTCCTTGTCCTCCTGTTCCTGTACCGCGTGAGCTGCCTGTACTGGCACCGCCACCTCCGCTGCCTCCATTTCCTCCATTGGTGCCCGAGCAGCCGCCTTTACCGCCTCCGGTGGCGCTGAGGAGGACGTCGAGCGAGCTATCAGTGCCGTTGGACCCGCATCCGCCTGCGGTGCCTTGGCTTCCTCCGCCTCCGACCGTGACCGTGTAGGAGCTGGCTGAAATGGAGAGCGCAGTATTGGCTTGATAGCCGCCGGCTCCTCCTCCTCCACCGCCGTCGTTATTGCCGGAGTTGCCTGATGCTCCTCCGCCTCCGCCAGCGACGACAAGGACGTTCGCAGTGCCGCTGCCGGCAGCGGTGCAGTCCAGCGTGCCGCTGGTCGTGAATGTATGGATCGTCTGTCCGCCGGACCGCGTAATGGTCCCGCCAGAGCATTCGGTGGAGAAAGCGAAAGAGGCTGCCGGAAGGAGAAGGGCGAGTGCTGCGAGGGCGAAGAGTGCACGACGCATATCATCTCAGAAGCACTCCGGTAGAGGAAGCGACGACGTCATAGTGGCCCGCGAAGGCGTCGTAGATCATGCCTATCCAGGTGCATGTATTCGCCGCTGTTGAGATCGATGTGGTGCCGTTCCACCATCGGAGCTGGCCTGGAGTGATGAACGTGAGCGTGCGGCCTCCGGTCGGGTCCTGGCATATCTTCAGCTTGTACGAAGCTCCGTCTGCCGGGTTCGACGACGTGCTATTGAGGACTATTTGGGAGTTCTGATTGAGGATGAACCGCTGCGTGGAACCCTGCGACCAGTTCACCGTGTAAGTCGCTGCGGCTGCGGAAGACGACGCAATCGGGAAGCTGATGTTGCCCCAGAAGATGGCTACGCCGTCGTCGATACTGAAAGTCGTCTGCGTGGAAGAGCCGACCATGAAGGATGGAGTGCCGGCGGGAGCATTGATGGATACGAGAGCTTTCGGGCTCGTGGTGCTGATGCCGACATTCCCGCCGTTGTTGATGAGGAAGTAGGTAGCGCTGGTGGAACCGACGGCGAACGCGGGTCCAGTAATTCCATTGGGATTTATGGAAAGCAGAGCCCAGGGAGTGGACGTGCCGAAACCTGACGCGGTCGACTGCGAGGCGGAATTGAGCGCCGTGACGTAAAGCGGGTTCGAGGTCGTCCCGACGATGCCTGTACCGTTGTAGTACATGAGCGCGTTCGTGGACGGCGTAGCGTTACTGTTCGTGCCTCCGTTTCCGATGGGCAAATTGCCGGTCACAGCGTTGGAGCTAGCCAGGTTCAGAGCGCCCCATGCGTAGGCGGATGAGCCAGTGACGCGGAGAACCTGGCCGACAGTGGAGCTGTCAGTGATGGCTGTGACAGCCGAGCTTCCATTGCCTTGGAGAAGTCCGGTGTAAGGGGCCGTGAACGAAGAAGTCGCGATTAGCGTGCCGACAGTCGCTCGTCCTAGAGATGAGGTCGCAGAGGTGAGACCAGCGTCAAAACGCACGAGGGTTGTCGTGGAGTTGGCAATAGAGCCACCCCAGGTGGTCGATGTAAACGGCCATGCGAATGTCGAGACGGTCGTACAGGTAATTACGCCTGTCGCAGATATTGAGAAGGCTGCTTGAGTTCCTGAGCAGGGAGCAGAGCCGGCATACGCTCCTTCTAGTCCCGTCGAGCTATTGAGGACGAGAGCGGAGGTGACGCTCTTATTCGTGATACTCGTCGTTGCAGTGAATGTTCCGGCAGTGAGATTGCCGGCGGTAGATGTAGCGGCGATCGTCCCTGTGAATTGCATGTTGGTCGTGGTCGCGTTGGCGACCGAGCCTCCCCAAGTGGTGGAGGTAAACGGCCAACCGAAGGAAACCTTGTTGTTGAAGGTCGTCCAGTCGGTGCTGCTGAGGTAGCCGTTCTGCGATCCACTGGCCTGCTGGATCGAAATCCCGACACTGCCTCCAAGGGAGACCGAGCCGCCGCCAGTGAGCGGTGTATTGGCCGTGATGGTCAGAGAAGAGTTCGCCAGCTGCGAGTTCGAAACAGTGCCCGGTAGGTTGTTAAGCCCCAGGCAATTGTTCGCTATCGCGAAGCATCCGCTGCTGACGGTGAGGCCGTTTACGAAGGTCGACGTCGCGCTTCCTGTCTCGTTGATGGCCGCGACATTCAAACCGCCTGCGATAGTCGATGTGCCCGTGCTTACGACATTAAGCGTGCCGGTGGTGGTCGCTCCTCCGCTGACCGTAAGGCCGGTCGCTTGACCGCCTGCGCCTATGGTCGAGGAGGCATAGATGCCCAGTCCGGTCGTCGTGGCATTGCTGGGGAACGGATAGGAAAAGGGTGCCGTGTCGGCGGAGCACGTGAAATCGCCATTTGCTGCGACTTGCGAAAGATGAGAACCGGCGCTGCAGGTAAGCGCGGTGATGAGCGAGAAGTCCGTACCGTCTACGGCAGCGGTAACGGCAGTGGAAGCGCCATTGCCCTTCAAGATGCCGGAGACTGGTAGCTTGAACGAACTCGTTGCAGTTAGATCGCCAATGGTCGAAGTACCCTGCAAAGTTCCGGCGCTGAATGCGATGACCGTGCTGGTGGCATTGCTTGGGAACAGATACGCGAATAGCTGAGAAGGTGTGACGTAGTCAGTGCCGGCCACTGCGGTTGCGACCTGGCTCGTTCCATTGCCCTTGAGGATGCCTGAGAGGGTCGTGGAGCCGGTGCCGCCGTTGGAAACTCCAAGGGTGCCGGTTACGTCGGCTGTGAGAGATACCGTGTTGCACGTCGCGACACCCGCGCCGTTTACGGAGCGGACAAACTGGTTCGTGCAGGAAGTACCGGAATACGCAGTGACGCCGCCCGTGCTGTTCGCCAAGTGCAATGCGGACGTGACGCTCGAAATTGCGAATGCGCTTGTGGTCGCGGCCGTCGTCGTGCTGCGCGTGGCCGTGAAGTTATCGACGACACTGGGATTCTCGGGGGTCGAAGAGGCGTATATCGGGCCTTTGAGCCATATCGGGGTAGTCGATGAGACAGTGCTTGTGCCGTATGTCGTACCGATAGAGCCGCCCCAAGCTGTGTAGCCGAGAGATGCGCTGTCAGAAGAGCATGTGGAGCCGCCGGAAGCGGTCAGTGCCGAGATGTGCTGTCCAGCTGAGCATGTCTGCGCTGAGACGAGCGTGTAATCAGCTCCGTTCGCTGCAGCACCTACTGCGTTCCCGGTTCCGTTGCCCTTGAGGATACCCGAGATAGGGACAGCGATCGTGTTCGTGGCATTCAGGCTGCCGACAGTCGAAGAACCGACAAGGGCGCCTGTGAGCGAAAGGATCGTGCCGGTCGCATTGTTCGGGAATAGGTACGAGAACGACGCCTTGGCATTGAAGGTGCTGTAGTCGGCCGAGGACAGGAAACCTGGCTGCGATCCCGATGCTTTCTGCCCGTTCGTATAGTCCAGGCTTATGTTTCCGCTCGAGGCGTCGAAATCATTAGCGGAGAACGATGCCGCGCCCTTTGTCGAACCGTCTGCCGCTGCGTTCTGGATGCCCAGCGCGCCGGCAGAGAAGGTGAGCGGGGATGAAGCGGAAAGGATGCTGAGCAGACATGCGTTGTTGAGCGCAAAGCATCCTGCAGCGATTGTCAGGCCGCGATTGAAGGTCGATGTCGCTGTGCCCGTCTGTGCGAAATTGAGAACTGAATGGCTGCCCGCGAAGGTCGATGTAGCCGTGGAGGAAGAGGTTAGAAAAACAGTGGCAGTCGTCGTGCCCGCGACGATCGCCGGCCCATTCACTGCAAGCGTTGCCCCTGGCGTCGACGAGGAGAAGCCGACGTTGCCGCTGAATACCGGGCTGTCAGGGAAGACCGGACCCGAAGTACCATTGCACCCGCCAGTCTCCGCATCGAAGAGGGCAGCGAGTTCAGAGCATCCGTCTATTTCGGTCTCGAGCAGGATGTTCTGCGAACCGACGACTGTCTCTATCTCTCCGAGCGTGTCGATGTCGGTGAGCGTGCCGGAGATGAGCCCGAAGATGCCGGTGCCGAAACCGGAGACGTCGGAACCAAGGCCGCCATTTGCGAGCGGAAGGGCGCCTGTGACCTGGCTCGTAAGCGTGACCTGGCCCGGCAGATTCGCGAGAGATATGCAGTTGTTCGCGATGGCGAAACAGCCGGCGGCGAGGGTTATGCCGCGGGCGAATGTCGTCGTTGCGGAACCGGTCTGGGATAGGTTGCCGACTGCCACGCCATTTGAGAACGTCGTGGTCGCCGCAGTCGAGAACGTGTTGGTATCGCCGAGAAGCGTCGAAGAAGCATTGGTTCCCGCGGACGGCCAGGAGCTGCGGCAATCCGATCCGATGCAAAGCCAGGTGCCCGAAAGCGCGGTCGAGGATGCGTAGTTGAATGTCTGTAGCGCGGACCATGCATTCCGATCGGAGAGCAGCGTGGTCGATGCGCCGGCGAACGTGCGCTGCGACTTCCAGTAGTCCGCGCTGGTCGTGCTGAAGAAGTAGCCTTTATCGACGATCGAGAGCGCGTAGTTGAACGAGCTCGTAGAGAACGCCGGACCCTGGTTTTGAGATAGGAAGTACTCGGCAGACGTCGTGCTGAAAAAGTCGCGATTGGTCTTCCACGCATCGGCCGACGTGGTCGAGAACGCCGCGCCTTGGTTCTGGCTTAGGAAGTACGAAGCTGACGTTGTGCTGAAGAAGTCTCGAGCGCTCTTCCAATGGTCCGCACTGGTGGTCGAGAAGAAGTTATTGAGCGACTTCCAGGCATTCGCGCTCGTGGTGCTGAAATAGAAGCTCTTGTCGACGGTCGCGAGGTACGTCTGAACGCGGGCGTCGGTGTAGTACTTGTTCGTGGTGCCTTCAGTGAGATAGTCGGTCGTTGTGCCGTGGAAATACGAGTAGAACTGCGCGCCGAACTGGGACGCGAGCAGGTAGCCGGCTAGATCGGAGAAGGCCGGTAGGCCAAGCGACGAGGTGGCCGTGAGCGTATAGGTTCCGCCGGCATTGCCGACGAGCAGTTTGCCGTAGTTCGGGGCGGTCGATGTGCCGGTGCCTCCGACGCCGGGAGCGAACGGGGCGGCCGATGCGGTGAGGGGAAGTAGAAGGCTTAGAAACGCGAGAAGTAGGCTGCGCTTCATACCATGTCAGTATACCAGTGCCTTGAACGGTTCTCCGGATAGGGAAGACGGCGGTGGCGTTACGAACGTGAGGGTGACAACTCCGTCGTATACGAAATCGAGGTCCGGGAACTGCGGCTGGCGCGCGAGGAGAACAAGAGCGACGCCGTTCTCAGGCTCGGATGCGAGCGTGAAGATGAGGTTGCTATCGTCGAAGGTGCCTGTGATGTCGACCAAGGAGAAGGTGATTGGAGCGATAGCGTTCAGAGCAGCTCTTATGTCGGCAATCATCTTCTCGGTAATGGCCAGCGCTATCTTGTACGTCTTCCCTGCCGTGTTGTGCGCGGAAGCAGATGTGCCCTCCTGTGCACGCGTGATGGTCATGACGTCGCCGGAGCGGGCGGTGACGCGCACTATTTCCCTATCTGGATCGTCCGATGGATCGGCGTAGTCGGTGGCGTTCCACACGGTCACATTAAAAGCGCCGTCAGTTGACGGCTGCGGAAACCTGGCGCCTTGGCCTGTATCGACTGTCGCTGACGTCGCAACGGCATTGAAACCGGTGACCGTCGCCTTTCCGAAGTTGGTTACGGGGTCGAGCATGTATAGCCGCCTGGGGCACTCGGCCGGAGGAGGCGGTATCACTCCGGCCGTTTCTTGTGAAACTAGCGAGCCTGCTTCAAGGGCACGAGCTGAGCCCAGAAGTTCGCTGCAGCGCCTGCGATTGAGTACACGAAGCGCGTGTAGCGGAATGGCGTCGAGAAGATCATCGCGGCTGTTGAAGTGGCGCCGGTCGATGCGGTCACGGCAGCACCACCGACCGTGGACGACGCAAAGCGCCAGGTCACACAGTTCGGGTTCACGACGCTGAACGGCGTGGTCGTGCCTATCTGCGTCGGGTCGAGCACGAAGTCGCGATACCAATCGATCCGGTTCTGAGAATACTCAGGGCAAATCGTCAGGACGGAATTCGTGGAAGATCCCGCGAGGCGTCCCAGGAGCCCGACATAGTCGGTCCTGTATGTGAAGCCGCCGGCTACCGTGTCCGCGAATGAGTCGTAGATCGGCGACGTGGTCGTGCCTGCGCCCGGTGACATAAACGTCGGGGAGGTCGTGGCTGCGGCCGTCGATGTCCCGTTCGCGTAATACATCGGGTTCGCGAACGCTGCGGTTGGCAGGATCGCGAAGATGAGCGCGAACAGCAGGCTAGGTAGAACTCTCTCAAGGGCCTTGGTCATAACTAGAGGCCCGCGGACGGGTCGTTAGTAGTCGCGGGGTCGGTTGCAGCCCGCTTCTCCTTGATGAGGTCGACAAGGGCGGCTTTGTTCGGGGCGTCGCTGATGGCTGCCTCGGTCACGCCTTCTTTGATGGCGATCGCCTCGAGCTCGTCGCGCTTCATGTCCTCGGTCACTTCGACAGTGACGTCGGTCGCTTCTGTGCGCTCGCCATCATCGCGTCCGTCTATCGACGGTTCGCCCAACTCGTTCTTGTCGCCGCCGACGGTCGGCTCATTCTCGGGCTTGTCCTCGTTCTTCTCCGGAGAGGTGGCTTCGACAGGACCCTCCTGGATGACACCGGCAGCGAGCAGCTGTTCCGCGCTTCCCTCGATGTCGACGGTCTCACCGCGACTGTAGCGCTTCCCGTTATGGCTCACAGTCTTGCGAACGTAGTAGGTCGTCATACCTAGTCGCTGATTACATAGTCGACGTAAATGTTCGCCTTGCCGGCGGTAAGGGCGTGAACGGCAACGGTGGCCGTGATCTCGCGCTCTGCGGTCGTTTTGATCCACGACGCTGCACGCGCAGCTGCCATTGCGATCTGCGTGAGTGAGTTGCCGTCAAGCGCGAAATTGCCAGGCTTGGCACCGTGCATGCCGGCATCCCAGACATTGGACGCGTCACTGATCGCGATTGCCGACACGATGTCGTTCGCGCTCTCAACCTTCAGCGCGATCGTGGCGTTATCCGATGCACCATCCGCGAACGTGGTCGGGATGTCTATGCGTACCTCGGTAATGATCGCCTTGGTCGGAATGAAGACGCCAAGGCCGTGTGCACCGACGCTCCTATGCCCGCTGTTCCCGGACGGATCGAAGACCGCCACTGCGGTCTCTCGGACGACGCCGCCGGTCATCTTCGGCCGCGTGATCCCCGTGCGATTGATGAGCTGGAAGAAAGGCGCCAGGATGGGGACGTCTTTTCGAAAAAATGCTCCCATATGATTTGGTGTTAGGGCCACCAGCCCGGCGCTGAGGCCGGGCCGATGGCGTTCGATTAAGCGACGACGGTCTCGAAGCGGTAGCCGGCGCCTGCGGCCATGATCTCCTGGTCGTAGTAGTGGTCGCCCACACGTACGAACTTGCCGCGGCGATCGCGCTCGTCCACGCCCTCAAGCGTTTCCGTGATGCGGGACTTCCACTGGTACGTCATGCCCAGCGTAACGTCCTTCTTGCCGAGCTTCGGATTGACGTAGGCAAGAAGCGCGTTCTTGCCCCAGATGTAGGACATGCTGTCAGTCTGGCCTTCGACCGAGTTGTTGTACTGAGCCTCGCCGATGATGACGTTCGGGACGTCGAAGAAGCGGGCGAGCAGCTCCTTGGTGAGAACACCGAGCTGCGAGTACTTCACGCGCTCCACGATGGCTGGGTGGTCGACGAGAATGTCGAAGACCTGCTTGCCGAGCATCAGGGTGTTGGGGTCCCTCAAGATGCTAGCGTGGATGGTCTGCTTCGCAGCGCGGATCTTCTTCACGGGGTCGGAGTTCGGGTCAGACCACTGGTCGGAGCCGGATAGGGCTTCACCCTGGGTGATGATGCTGTCATCGAAAAGCATTGTCGCGGCTTCCACCTCCTTGTTGATGAAGTGTTTCTCGGTGACGTTCTCCGTTGCGTCTGCCATCGGGTCGACGCCTTCCGGCGCCTCGTCGATTTCTTCCTGCGTGACGAACTCCTTCAGAGCGTGGTCTTCGCAGTAGTAAACGCCACTCTTCGTGACGCTGTGCGTCACTTCTTTGGAGCGAGCACCCGGACCGCGCTTCGAGTCTTCGGTGCGGAACTTCTCCTTGCCGTACACGAAGTGAGAGGCGCTGCGATCTTTGACCGGGAGCGTCGGAAGCAAGAGGTCCGCAATGTAGGAGTCGTTCTTGTATCCGAGCGAGATGTCCGTCAGGACATGGTCGATTGCGTATTTAGAACCCATAGATGTTGATGATTAGGAATTAAGCAGAGAGCGTAAAGATGCCGAGCTGTACCGGACCGATGTCGCCATCGACGGCATTCGACGTGCCGATGTAGCGGCCTATCACGACGTTCTTATCGGTAGTGGTCGCAATCGCTTTGCCGCTGGTGTCAGAGGTGACCCAAGCTCCAGGGGTCACGGTGCCGCCGAATTTGACCTTAGCGATGCCGGAGAAGGCGTAGGTCGCCATCTGTCCGACGTCGGGCGTGTTCTGCAAAACACCGCACAAGAGATCCGTTGCGCCTTCGCCGACTTCGATCTTGCCGGCGGCGTCGAGCTGCACGATGTAGTTCTGCTTGTCGGTCATCGCCTCTCCAGCTTCGCGAGAGGCTACGTGGCCGATGTTTTCAGTAGACATAGATGTTAGAAATTATCGGGCTATTATTTGTCCTCTTCAGCCTTCGCAGCGTCGTACGCCTGCTTGAGCTCCGGCTTCTCGGCGTAGACCTGGCGCACTGCCTCGGAGTACTTGAGCGACTTGCCCTTGGTCTCAGCCGCAGTGATCTTCTCATTCGCAAGCTTCTTCACTTCCTCCGCGATGTCCTTCGAGGACCTCGTAGCGGAGGTGTCCTCGCCGCTGCCGACCTCAGTGAAGATAGACTTGTCGAGCTTCGGCATTTTCTGGACGATCTGGCCGAACTGATCGCGCTGGCTCTCGGAGAGGGTCTTAACGAACTTCTCGAGGGCTTCCCTCTGGTTCGGGAAGAAGCGGCCCGACGTGTTGACCGTCGAGAATATCATCTTGTCGACGTATGCCTTGCGCTCGCTCGCCTGGACTTTCCGAAGCGCCTCCGCGCCCTGTTCGGCAGCAGTCTTCAGCGCCGCGAGTTCAGCGGCCGAGATCTTCACTTCCGAGCCCTGAAGCTCGTCCTTGTTACCCTTCTCGTCCTTGTCGTCGCCGCCGTTCCCGCCGTCGTCGTCTCCATCATCGGAGCCGCCGCCGCCTTCGTCGTCGCCGCCGTCCTTATTGTCATCATCGTTCTCGCTGGCCGCAATGACTTCTGAGAACGTGCGCTTCTGCTCGTCGTTGAGCTTCTCAGCATTCTCGCGAAGGAACGCCTTCTCCGCATCGGAGAGGTCCTTCGGAGCCTTCGCCAAAATCTTTTTGAGATCCATATATAGAGTTACTTGCTTAGAAATATCTTCGCTAAAAGAATAAACCTGCGTGAGTTCCTTGAAGTACGGCTTGTTGGTAAGAGCGCCTCCGACGAGTACGTTCTTGCGTATCTCGTGCGTCTGGGGGTCTTCGTACACCTCGTAGAACTCGGGCGAGAAGTACTTGAAGGCGCCGGAAACGAGAAGCTCCTTGCCTTCGTCGTTCCAATTGACGTCTCCCCAGAGGCCGTCAGATTCAGCAGTCATGCTTGTGAACCAAGCGACTGCCGGAAGCTCGCCTCCGCTCATGCCATTGTCGTGTCCGGCCGTGATGGGGATGTCGCGCCGGATGCCGTCATTGAAGTTCCTTACGAACTCCTGGACGTCATCGGCGTCTATCTTCATCAGGCCGTAGACCGGGTGATCCCACTCGCCTATTGGGACGACGTGGATACGCTCCGGTGGCGCAGAGCTCGACCGCTCTGCGAAGAGCTGCACAAGAGCGACTCGCTTTTTGCTATCGCGCTTCTTGCTCATGCGCCCATCATACAGCCTGCGAAAGCGCAAGCCGCGGCTGCATGGGGATAATCACGGCATGTCGAGCGTGTATGTCTTGCTCGGGTGGTCGAACACGACATTGCAGTGCTGCAGTGCGTCTCGCCCGATGAGCACGTCGAAAGGCGTGTCCTTCGGCATGAGCGTGAGAAATACTGGCACTTGCCTGAACTGGTCGATTTGCAGCATGGCTATTCGGAAGATGCCGGTGAGGTTCTCGCCGCTGGTGGTGCGCCCTGGGACGTGACCCTCGGGTTCATTGGCGTCGATCTTGTCGGCTACGACCGCGGAATGGCGCGAGCCCGGGTCTACGAGGCCCCATCCGTCGTCTATGACGAGATCGCCGTTGATCCACGCCTTAACCTTCACTAAGGGTCGTCCATTGATGAAATCCGTGGTCGGCTGCTTGCTGTCGTCGAGGATTTGGATGGGGATCACTACTTCCTCCGTTTAGGCATCGGCTTCTTCGGCTGTATGAGGTCGTTTACAACATCACCAAAGCGATCGCGCACTGACTGCGGGATGCCGCCGATTGCCGGCGATCCTTCCTCGTCCATGAGGATGGCGACCCAGATGCCACGGCACTGCGAGTGGAAGATGGTGTTGGAAGCGAACGAGTCATCCTTCTCGACTACCCGGCCGTCGATGGAAAGGCAGTAGTTGCACGTCGAGCGGTCCAGGATTTCCGAGCGTTGCAGCGCATAGATGTCGTCCGCGTTC